CACTTGCTACATTTTGAGCAGGTTGCTCAGTAGAAGTCTCTACACTATCAAATTTGTGTGGAAATTCAAGTCTTATTCTTTTATCTACTTCAGAATAATATTCTGTCGTATTTGGATCAAAACCTTCATCTTCTACTAAAGTTTTATGTATATCAAACGCGGTGTATGTCATAGCATTATCTGAGCCAAACCAAGAGTTTTTAGCGGCCCAGGCATCTGCTTGTGGGTCAGGTGCTGCTGGTTGTGGCGTTTGTTGTACTGGTCTTTGAACTTGCGCTGGGGCGTTAGCTCTATACTCTTGCTCTTGTTTAATACGTTTTAGTCTAGTGTTTTCCATAGCTAAGTTAGCTATTTCTGATTGTGCTTCAACTTGTGCCTCAACATCACCAGCAGCGATAGAAGCAGCTAATCTTTGTTTAGCGGCCTCAGTACTACCTGTAACACGTTGTTCAAACTCTTTAGCAAAAGAGTTATCTAAATTATTAAACCTAGTTTTTAATTTATTAGCATCTTCCGATACAGTTTTTGCATATTGAATAGCTTCTTCTTTTTGTCTTTCAGCTTCACGCATTTTACGTGTTAGCTTAGCTATTCTTTTTTGAACACCTTCTGAATATTCACCAAGCTCTTCTTTTTCAGTTTTGGTTTCACTTGGTTTTTCATCAGCAGCTATTTCTTCTACTTGTATTTCTTCTTTAACTGATTCTTCAACAGCAGGTGCATCTAAGTCAATTGTAGTTTCTTGTTCGTTAGCTTCGCCAACGTCTATTGTTTTTTCTTCGTCTTGCATAGTATATCCTCCTATGGTTTACATTGCGTGGATAAGATCTTCCGGACTACTTATTGTCCCGAGTACCTCATCATCGTTTAACATTCTTATCTCACCACCATCAATATCCATACGTGAGCCTGCATATCGTGCAAACACCACCCAATCTTTTTCTTTGCACCACGGACCTGTTGGGTATCTATCTTGATCTTTATAACAAAGATCACCCATCTTTAACACGTAACCAACTTGCGTTGCTACACGTGCTCGATCTAATGTTTCTTGTGCAATAATAATTCCGCCCTTAGTTTCTTCTTTGACTGCAAACGGCATTACTAATAAACGCCAGCCAGTAGGACTAGGTAATTTTTCTAGGTTAGTTTCTTGAGGTTCTTGTTTAGCTTTCTTAGCTTCTTCTTTATATTTTTTTTCTAATGCGTGTGACTTTGTCATCATTCGGCTCCTTAGGGTTAAGCAGGTTAGAGATTTCCTGTAAAATGCGATCATTAGTATGAATCGTTGCTGTAATATACTTATAAGTGTCCATATTGTCAACACCACTAACTAATATAGAGATATTGTTTTCTATGTCTTCTTTAATATATTTTTGTATCTTAAAAATTACGTTTATGGGGTCGGCTTCTTGCATTTATCAGGTTCTCCTAAGCTAGTCCAAAACTCGTCTAGAGCATTGGGTTTTTCTTGTTTACAACATTCCCCCGATTGTTCTTTTTCTTTTGTGTGACAGGCACACGTGTCTTGTTCTTGCATCTTCGTTCCTCCCTCTGTCTAATAGATTCTTTATATGAAAGTTCTAATAGTTTATTCTCACTGTCCCAATATTCGTGGAACTTCACTTCTTCTTAAATATGTCTGCGCCCTTCAATCCGTATATTGATGCGACCACGCCGATAAATAACGATTGGTACCAAAAAGGCAAATTACTAAACTTGTCAAAAAAGATATCTAACTTCTCTTGTATATTTGGATCATCACTAAACACCGACCAGATCAATAAAACCACAGGGGCGCTTACAAGCAAAAGCACAAACTCGTCTTTCCATCCCTTGTCATTTGATTGGCGTACTTGCGCCTGATACTCAACTTCACCACTTGCCATTTTTTGGGCATGCAGTAAAGCAGCATCAGACATAAGTATCTTAGCTTTTTGCTTATTAGCAAATATAGCTGAACCGGTTTTTAATACTGTCGGTAAGAGTGATAACCACATTTATGTTATGAAAATATTGCGATTACAATTATAGCTGCAACTACACCTACGGCAATTTGTTTCTTTTTGCCAAGTGCAATCCATTTTGCTTTTAAAGATTCAATCATTTAGATCTCCTTGTTTGGTTTTTTGAATTATATACTTTTATCTTAATTTGACTAGTGCGTTTTTTCATCTAATTGTTTGTTAAGTTTTTGTCTAACAGCTTCAAAATGTGGTTCCCAATCTGCATCACTACCTGTTTCAAAATCGCCAAATTCTATATCATATATCCATATTCTATTATTGGAAGTTTTAAAGGTATATACAGGTTCTACTCTATCAGTTAAGACTCCATGTTTACTATCTTCAACAGCAACTAATTGATTGTCTTCTACTACCCAGTGTGATCCAGAAACCAATACATCTTTATAGTTGTAAATATTTTGTGGCATAAATTCCATTTTAGCTTGAACCACACCACCTTTGGTTTCTTCACCTACATTAATAGTGGTAATTTCTTTTGTAGTGCCATCAGCCATTTGTATAGGAGTGCCTTCAACAAAACATCCTGCAGGTCCAGATTGACCACTACCGCCTCCGCCACTTGAACCGCCACCGCCAGCTCCTCCGCCGCCTCCGGGGCCTCTTCCCTGTTCTCTGTTATTTGCGGCTTTTTTATCTGCTTCTTTTTTTTGTTGTTCTTTTTGTCGTTCGTTAAATGCATCCCTGTTTTTTTGTTTTTCTCTTTCCTTATCTACAGCAGCTTTGTCTGCTTTTTGTTCAGCTTCTAAACGTTCTCTTTCAGCAATTCTGTTAGCTTCAGCTACTCGTTTTGCTAAATCCTCTCTTGCTTTATCAACCGCAGCTTTTTCAGCTTCTTGTTCAGCTTCTAAACGTTCTCTTTCAGCAATTCTGTTAGCTTCAGCAATTTCCCTCGCCTTTATGGCATCATTGTATTGCTTTGTCATGCTCATATCTATACCTAAAATTTCGTCTTCTAACTCAGCTAAAGTGTAATTAGAAATATCACTTAATGGATTACTAGGAAAGCCAGGAGAATAACCATCATCTATTACCATACCTTTAAAGTCAGCAGGGTAATTACCAATTCGTTCTTCTAAACCTAAAGCAAGAGCTTCTTTTTTATCAATGTTTGATTGAGTAAAATCTTGCGCTGCTTTAAGTTGGTCTGAATAACTTCCAGTTAAACCGTACTTATTTGCTAAACCGGTTATTTGTTCAGAGTTAAAAGCATTTGGATTAAAATCATAATCTGAAGGGTCAATAAAGCTGTCATAAAGAGAGCTTGCAACACTTCCAAGAAAATCCATCGATGTTGGTACCATATCAGCTGCTGTCATAGCAGTGCCAAAGAATCGTTGTGGAAAAGATGCGTTTGGATCGTTATATTCATAATTATTAGTTTCACCTGTGCTAGCATCATACTGAGTTATGGTGCCATCAGGATTCATGTCATAACTATCTTGAGGCATATTATTCATTGGCCTGTTTGGATTATCACCACCGCCACCGCCACCAACAGGCGGTGTAACATTACCACCTTCAAAAATAGGACTAGCCTCAGGGGCAGAACCTATTTCAGGTTGACCAGCGCCAGCTTGCTGTCTGTCATCAATACCATCACCGTCACTGTCTAAAAAGTCCATAGTAAAAGGACCTGTTCTTAAATAACCATCATCGCCAATACGTTCACCATAACGAGTATCGGTATTTTCTTTAAAAATATTACCTGAGTTTTTTGCTCCTAGTATACCTGTTAAAAAATCTGGACCAGTAGTAAATGCCATTAGTTAACCTCTTTTATTGTTGCTTTCATTTCTTTAATACCATCTTTAGCTAAAGAAACCGAAGCTCGTAGTTTAGCATGTTCATCATCTTGTTGCAATTTATCTTCAGAAATCTCTTTTGCTTGCATTAATTTCAAGTTTTCCATCGCTAATTTGTCTTCAGATTCCTCTTTTTTACGTGCTTCTTCACGTGCTTTTAGCTGTAATTCATCGGCTTTTAACTGCAATAATGGGTCATTTCCAAGGGTATTTAGCACTTTTTTCTCTTCATTTAGGTACTCATCCATGGTTTCAGCCACTAATTGGGCTTTTCTAGACTCCATTTGCTCATTTAACATCTGTTGTTGCTGTTGCATCTGCATAACTTGTGGGTTTTGTTGCATTGCTTGCGGATTTAGCTGTTGTTGTTGTAAAATAGGCGCCATTTGTTGTGAAAGTTGCTGTAATTGTGCAATTTCGTCTTTAAATTCTAGCTGTACTTGCTCGGTCGCCATTAAACTAATGTGTTCCATAATGTTTTTTTGCACTGAAGCTAGTATTTGTGGATTAGTACGCACCATCATAGTCCCCATAAAGCTTAAATGCGCTTTCATGTGTGCAGTATGGTCTTGTCCTGGAAAAGCTTGGAATGGTTTACTTGATAACGCGGCTATATGCTCTTGTCCTGGATCTACTGCTTGTGGTTGTTGTGGTGGTGGTAATAATTGATCGATATCTTTAATACCTAACGCCTCATACATATCATGATAAGCCGTATATAAGTTATGCATTTGTGGATTAGACATTGCCATTTGTAATTGAGTTTGTGCTACACTAATACGTTGCGTTTGTGAAAAGATATTAGGATCAGCAACCGGAATAATATCTATTTCCGGTCCAAAGTCGGTTTGTTTAATTTGTCTTTCACCACCAACTACATCATATGGATAGATAGGTGGTAGATAAGTTCCAAAACAATCTGATAGTAACATAAACTCACGTTTCATACTTGCGTATAAACGTTTGTGAATAGCTGACATAACTCGAGAGCCACGTTCTAATAAAGCAACTGTCGTGCCTACTGCTGCGGATTGATTGCCGTCACCGACCTGCATATCTGCGATACTTGCAAAACGTTGACCTGCTTGTACTACTTGGCCCATTAATGCTAGTAGTGTTTGTGATGGTTCTTTGAATGGTAATATTTTAAATGCGTCATCAAGTCTACCACCAGGAGCATCAACATCTCTGAACTCACCGGGTTGTAAAGGTTGCGCTTCGTCACGAACACGTATACCACGTTGTTTAAATCCTGCGGGTAAGTTAGCTAAGGTACCAGCGTCAAGTAATTGTCTCAATGCTGCAGTTGCAGTTCTAGATAAACCACCAATCATGTGGATTAAACCAAAACCATAAAAACCTAGTCCTGGTAAAAATTTAAAGTGTACAAAATAATCTGTACGTTTTTTTAATGGGTCTTGTGGATTGAAGTTGCGACGAATAGCTAATACTTCACTGCTACCTTCTTCAATAGTAACAATATAAGGTAATTTAATACCAGTTGGTTCGCCCTCTTCATCTACTTCTTCAAAACCTTCTAAATCTAAATCAACATGACATTCTAGCAAAGTATATATCTCATCTTTATTAGTAGTAGATGTTCCCTCTAAGCTATTTTTCTTTTCTTGTACTTCGCTCTCTTTATAATTTGGTGTGCCTAATTCTATATCACTATAAAAACCACTAACTTGATTTTTACGTAAATCATTATCTGACATTTTAAGAACATGAATAATAGTATCGGCTTCTTCTAATGAAGATGCAGTGTAAGGTACGACTAAATCTTCTGCCGGTACAAACTTTGATACACAACGTGCAATAGTTTCATCGTAGTAAACTTTTTTAAAAGTAGAACCAGCAAGTGGTAAATTAAATAACATTTGATCAAACTCAGGTTCGTACTCAGTCATTTCACACATTAGTTGATAATTCATAAAGTCTTTGACACGATCAGCTTGCGCTTGTTTAGCGTCATCAATTTTACCCATAACTCTAGTTCTAACTGGTCCACCTGCAGGTAATAATTCTTTATAAGCCAATGCTTGAAACTGTGTCACCGCTTCAGCTAGCACTGGGTGTGTAGCACCGGAGGCACCAGCAAAAGGTTCGGTTCGGTTTTCGTATTTAAAACCTAATAAGTCTAAACCTTTCGTGTACGCTTGTTCCCAATCATCACGTGCAGATTTATTATCTTCGTAATCACTTTGTAAATCAGAAGCTAGTTCGTCTAAAATGCTATCGTCTAATAGTTCAGCTAAATTGGCGCGTGGATCATCGCCACCTTGTGCCACCATTGCTGCTGGATCAAAATCTATTTCAACACCACCATCTTCTAGTTGATTAATTTCTATTGGACCTTTTTGTGTCTCTTCTTCAGGAAGATTTACTTCTTGTGCTAGTTCTTCTGGTCCGGGTAAAGTAATATTACCACGTTTTTTATCTATTTCAGCCATTACGCTCTTTTCTCCTTAAATAAGGTTCCGACCCCACCACCATTCTTATAACCTACTCTGCCACCTGTGGCAAATTCTTCTTTAGTGGTAGCTTTCTTAAATTCTGCCGCTATCTCATCTAATCTTTCTGCTGGGGTTTTATTGCCTGCTTTAGCAAATTCTTCTATTGAATTAATACCTAGTTTTAGATCCTCAATGCCACCTAATGTGTTTTCATAATCAGGAAAATCGTCGCCACCTTTCATAAACTCGTTAGCATAAAATTCAGCATTTTCTTTTTTAACTTTGCCGCCTGGTCGTTGGACATCTGTTGGTGGTATATACTCAAAACTAACTTGTTGGTAATCATCTCCGCGAGTATACACTTCCATATTACCACTTATAGCATCTTCTTCCAGGATATATTCATTACCTTTACCATCATCTAGTTTATAAGTGTTGTTTGGATTACGACCACCGGTAGCAACTTTAGTTTGTTTACCTTGTTTTTTAATTTTATTTACTAATAACGGAAACCAATTCGGCATACCTTGAGCAGCGATTTCTGGTGCAGCTTTCGCTGCAGTGGCCGCTACTTTAGCAGCACCACGTGGAATAAATAAACTAGCAATACCTGCGCCAAGTCCACCTAAGAAAGCACGGCGCCCGATTTTTGGGCCACCTTTAAAATCACTACCGTCTTGAAAACCAATGCGACCACCCTTAGCATTTAAAGTTCTTTTTGGTGGAATGATAGTTGCATTCAAAGCACTGTCTGTACTTTTTAATTGTGTTTGAAAATCTCTTAAAGACTCTGCTAAAGCCTCGGCTTCATCCACTCTACCTTGTTCAATTAAGTCTTGTATTTTAGCTGCCGTTTGTTGTATCTCTTTTTGGGTAGCTTCTATAATTTTTTGTTCTTCTATTATTGGTGCATATAGTTCTTCCATCACGGCTCTGCGCTCAGGTGGTACGTTTTTAAAAGTATCTTCAATAGTTTTGGGAGCATCGTCTTTAATTGTTATGGCATCTAGTCTTTTAAAATCTTCAGTTAAATCATCAATAGGAGTAGCCTTGTCAAAGTCAATAAGTGTTTCCCCAAACTCATCGCCTGGAAGACTACTATCAATTATTTGTTTAGCGTTTTGTTTAGAAACGTTTTTAGCAGCATCAGAAGATAAATCTATAGCACCACTAAAAGCAATCTCTTCGATGTCTTCTAAAAACTCTATAGCATCACCACTACTACCAATAGATAAATTATTATCTAGGTAAGCTTTGATAC